AGACTACGTAGATCTCCGCGTATTATCGTGTTTTTATGGGAAAGAAAAAAAGGAATAAAAATGGGCGGAAAAGGATCCGGCAGGAAACCAAAGCCTGTTGAAAGAAAAGAACGTTTGGGGAATCCATCAAAAAGAGCTTTGCCAAAAACCAATTTGGTCGCGCTTCCGGCGATGGCACCAAATGATGATGTGCCAGAACCAACGCGTCCTTTGGGCAAATATGGATCTGAATTGTGGTCGCGCATGTGGTTGTCTGGCGCGGTTTGGTTGAAGCCAACCATTGATTCCGAGTTGATGCTCATTTGTTGCGAACTGGTTGATGAGCGAATGGTCTTGCGTGCGCGCGTGGCGCAGGATCCGTCAGCGTGGCGTGACCGTCGCGGTTTGCGTGAATTGGATCGTCAGATAACTACACTTTTGGGTGACTTGGGATTCAGTCCGACAGAACGAGGAAACTTGTCAGGGGAAGGAGCATCATCAAATGAGTTCGCCAAACTCCACGCAAAGATCGCGCAGAAGCGCGCTGGAACCTAAGGCAAAATGGGAACCGGCGTTTTATACGCCACGCAAATATGCCACCACAGATGGCGACGACATTATTGAATTCGCCAATGATCACTTCAACGTGCTCAAAGGTTTCCGCGCTGGTTTGCAATTGGACTTTACCGATTGGCAGAAATGGCTTTTGCGTTCGCTGTATGAGCGACGCGATGATGGCAGGCTACGTTATCGGCGCGCGTTGATTGGCTTGCCACGTAAGCAAGGCAAGTCTTTACTTGGTTCTGCCATTGCTGTTTATGGTCTTGTGGCTGGCGAAGCCGGTGCGGAAATATACGCGGTGGCTGGCGATAGGCAACAGGCACGGATCATCTTCGGTGAAGCCAAACAACAAGTGTTGAATTCGCCAATTCTTTCCAAAGAGTGCAACGTGTATCGTGACGCAATTGAGATGCCCCGATTCGGTTCTGTGTTTCGCGTATTGTCGTCAGAGTTTCGCGGTCAGGCTGGTTTGAATCCATCGTTGGTGCTGTTTGACGAACTATGGAACCAGCAAAGTTCAGATCTGTACGATCAGATGACGTTGGGATCAGGAGCGCGTCTTGAACCGTTAGTTGTTTCCATTACAACTGCCGGTTATGACTTGGACTCTCTTTGTGGTCAGTTATATCAATATGGCAAAAGCGTTTCCGCAAGCGAAATAGACGACGAGGCGTTTGGCTTTTGGTGGTGGGAAGCCAAAGCAGATTGCCGTGTAGATGATGTGCGCCAATGGAACATATCCAACCCGAACGTCGCGGAAGGTTTATTGGATCCAGAAGATCTGATGGTGGCTACCAAACAGACAAGCGAAATGGCATTCAGGCGTTGGCGTTTGAACCAGTGGGTACGCTCACAGGAATCATGGCTACCAATAGGAGCTTGGGAACAATGCGTCGGGGAAGTTGAGTTTGACCTTGATGCGCCAACGTTTGTCGGTATTGACATGGCTTTGAAGCATGACAGTATAGCCATTGTTTGGTCACAGAAAAATGAAGAAGGCAAATTTGCTACTCGTTCAAAGATCTGGCAACCATCTGATGAGGGTGTTGATGTTGCCCAAGTTGAATCCTTCTTGCGTGATCTCCACCGCGAATACAACGTTAAAGAATTCGCTTACGATCCGGCGTACTTCCAACGGTCTGCCGAGATCTTGGTTGATGATGGTCTGCCGATGGTTGAGTATCCACAAACCGGTTCACGAATGATCCCTGCCTGTGGCAACGCTTATGAACTGATCGTTTCATCACAGGTGCTTCACGATGGCTCACCAACGTTCACAGACCAAGTGCTATCGGCTGCACAACGAATGACCGATACCGGCTGGCGTTTATCTAAGGGTAAGTCAAAGCGAAAGATTGACGCGTGTATTGCTATGGTTATGTCATTGGATCGCGCAAACTCACGACCACGCACAGGAACAGAACCACAAGTTATCAACGTTTGGGATTAGGAAAGATCATGAAAACACTACGAAAAATGTTACCGTCATTCAGCACGGTATTAGAGATGGTTGGCTTTATAGCACTGATGTATGGTATTGGGCTATTCTCTATTCCAGTTGCGTTCATTGTGGGCGGAATTATTCTGATAGTGGCAGGCGGATTAGCAGCGTGAGCGTTTGGCGAAACATAGAGAAAAGAGCTTTGCCGGTTTCAATTGATCCGTACCAAGTAACCGCGCGACCCGCTTTCAATAACTATTCCGGCGAGATCGTTGATGAAGTTTCTGCTCTTGCTTCTTCGGCAGTGCTGGCGTCTGTGACGATCATTGCAGATTCACTCGCCTCTATGCCATTGAACTTAGTTCGCGAAGAACGCAACAGGGTAATCATTCTTGAAAAGCCCTCGTTGTTAGAAAAACCGAATGCTCATCAAACAATGTTTGAGTTCATACATCAAGCAACATCTATGATTGCTTTGCATGGCGTGGATTATATTTACGCGCCACGCGGATCCGGTCAATACCCAGTTGAGTTACGCAACTTGCCACCTAGATTCGTTACTGTCTATATGGAGAATGATGAGATCATCTATTCAATGGACAAAAAAGCATTCCGCACCGGCGACGTCAAAGCAGTTCATTGGTTGCAATTCCCCGACAGGCTACGCCCAATCTCGCCATTAGACGCGCAACGAAACACTATCGGCACATCGTTGGCTATGGAACGTTTCTTGTCACAATTCTATGGCGAAGGTGCCACGCCATCTTCCGTATTGGAAACAGATCAAGCACTATCAAAAGATTCCGCAGAAGTATTGCGTGACACGTGGGAAGATTCGCACTACAAACGTCGTCGTCCGGCAGTATTGACCAACGGTTTGAAATGGCGACCAGTGACTACATCTGCTGCTGATATGCAAATGTTGGAACATCGCGAAGCCATCGTGCGCGACATCGCGCGCGTGTATCGCATACCGCCAGCCCTAATGAATGCTTCCGGTGGCGACACACAAACGTATTCAAACGTGGAACAATCCGGTATTAACTTCGTTCGCTATACGTTGTTGCCATACATGCGTCGTCTTGAAGACGCGATCAGTTCGTTATTGCCTTTGGGTCAGCGTGTACGTTTTGATGCTGATGAGTTCATGCGCGCCGATCTCGCCACAAGAGTTCGCGCACAACAGGCACAGATCATGTCGGGAACATTGACACCCAACGAAGCACGCGCAATGGAAAACAGGGAGCCATACGAAGGTGGCGATCAGTTTGTGCTTGGTGTTGCCGGTGCGCCAATGGCAGGTGTTGAAGGTGGGGATCTACCTACAATTGGTAAAGATTCGGAGCCACCACAATGAAGTCATACAAAACAACAGTCACAAACGTTCGTACGGTTATCGTTGCAGCAGATGACATAAACAGAACCGTGTATATACATCATGACAATGACAACGAGATTGTGCATATTGGTGGTGCTGATGTGACTATTGACAACGGTTTCCACATTCACAAACTTGAAACACTTACGTTCGTCATACCGGCGAAACAAGACCTATACGCAATCAAAGATGATAGCGGTGACAATGTGGAGTGTTGGGTGTTGATGCCTGACGGTGATTGATATGCCATACGGAATTTCAAACAGCCAGTCTGATTGCGGTAATTGGGCAACAGTAAAACAAAACAACGACGGATCCTACGAAACCATAGGTTGCCATGAAGACAAAGAAGATGCCATTGACCAAATGATTGCTGTGTCTATCGCGGAAGAAGTTGAACCACTGGGAGACATCAATGAACGCGACGATGATATGGACGACGATGAATACGAAGATATTGAAGAACGCGCTGTTGATCTTTCTGCGCCAAACTTCATGCGCGCCAACGCGCGCAAAGGTTTGACATATCACGAAGAAGGTTTATCCGGCGACGGTTTGCAACCACAAACAGTGGCAGATGCACGCAAGATGGCATCAGGAGTAATCACAGAAGCAAAATGGCGCAAGATCGCACCTTGGATCGCAAGACACTTAGTTGATCTTGAATCCGAAGGAGTAGCCGAAGGCGACATTACTGCTGGAATTGTGGCACACTATCTGTGGGGAAGTGGCTCAACAAAGCGACAAGCAACACGCACAATGAACTATGCTCAACGTATAGTTGATCAACTTGATGAAGAAGAAAGAATGCAAAACGTGGTTGAAGATATTTCTACTAACAATTGGGTAGTAGCAGAAGACGGTACAGAAAACCGTCGCATTGCTTTCTCCAACATGGAAGTGCGCGCAATGGGCGACGGCACCAAGCTCGTCGGTTACGCAGCAGTATTTGATTCGCCATCAGAACCGTTGCCTTGGACTGAATACGTAAAGCGCGGTGCTTTTACGAAAACAATCAACGATGGCGCAGACGTTCGCTTGCTGATTGACCACGAAGGTGTACCCTTGGCGCGTTCCACTTCTGGCACATTGACCTTGACCGAAGATGATCGTGGGCTATTGGTTGAATCTGACTTGGATCCTACAAACCCAGATGCAGCAAGACTTATCTCCGCTTTGCGTCGTGGCGACATTTCACAAATGTCTTTCGCATTCCGCACAATCAAAGATTCATGGAATCCTGATCGCAGTGTACGCGAGTTGCGCGAAGTGCAATTGTTTGATGTTTCCGTAGTGACATTCCCTGCATACGAAGCAACCGTCGCAGAGTTGCGCGCGAAGCAAGAAGTGGCTACTATTGCAGAAACAAACAACTTGGCTCTCCGTCTTCGGCAGATCCAAATTGCGCGTTACAAATAGCACAGCCGACTAGAAGCCGTCAGCGCGACACTTCACACAGTCACTTTGCGACACACATAAAACCCAATAAAACCAAGAGGTATTCAAATGTCGTATTCTGACACACTCACTGAAAAGCGCAACGCGCTTCTTGCAAAAGCAGAAGCAATCACAGAAGTTGCACAAACCGAAGCACGCGATCTTTCCCCAGAGGAAGACGTTGAAATTGCTGCTGCACTTGATGAAGTGCGTAGCCTTGACGATCAGATCAAGCGTCACCAAGAGCTTGAACAGCGTTCGGTTGAAGCAAAAGAGATCCGCAAAGAAACCGGTATTGACATGGCAGTTGCCGTAGTCAAGTCCGAGCCACGCACATACTCGGAGCGTTCCGGCGATTCGTTCGTTCGTGACGCATACAACGCACAGTTCAATGGCGACTTCGGCGCAAAGGAACGTCTTGCTCGTCACATGAAAGAAGAAGCAATTGAGCGTCGTGATGTCACATCAGCCAACTTCTCTGGTTTGGTTGTGCCACAGTTCTTGACCGAACTTGCTGCACCATTCGCACGCGCTGGTCGCCCATTCATGGACGTATCACGTCGCCATCAATTGCCTGATGCTGGTCTCACGATCAGTTTGAGCAAAGTCACCACCGGATCAGCAACCGCTGTTCAGACCGAAGGTGCTGCTGTTCAAGAGACAAACATGGACGACACCAAACTGGACATCAGCGTTCTCACAATTGCCGGTCAGCAAAACGTTTCACGTCAGGCTATTGAGCGTGGCACAAACATTGATTCGCTTGTTATGGCAGATCTTGTTTCCGCATACCACACCAACCTTGATTCCACATACGTGACAACAAGTGCAGCGTCTTTGACGAACACCATCACACAAGTGATTACCTACACAGATGCTTCCCCAACGGTTGCTGAACTGTATCCAAAAATCCTTGATGGCGTTCAGAGAATTCAGACCAACTTCTTTGGTGGTCCGAACTTCATCTTGATGCACCCACGTCGTTTGGCTTTCATCTTGGCAGCACTTGACAACAACAACCGACCACTGGCAGTTCCAACAATCAATGGCGCACAAAACGCTTTTGCTGTGGGTGCCGGATCAGTTGTCTATGGCAACAGCGGATATTCAATTGCTGGTCTTCCAGTGATCACCGACGCGAACGTAATCACCACAAACGGTGCAGGTGCGAACGAAGACGTAATCATTATCGGTAACAGCCAAGAGTCACATCTTTGGGAAGATGGTGCCGGTGAGCCAATGATGTTGCGATTTGAAGAGCCAAAGTCAGCCGAGCTTGAAGTCAAGATGGTTGTCTATGGATACAGCGCATACACAGCCAACCGCTACCCAAATGCTTTCGCATTGATCGGTGGCACCGGCTTGGTCACGCCAACTTTCTAATCAAACAAAACAACTTTGTGTGTGGGTGGTGGCTGTTGTGGTCACCACCCATTCATAATTAGGAGACAGATATGAAAAACCAAATTGAATCACTGTTGGCAGAAAAAGATGGCTACCTTCGTCGCGGTTTGAAAGATCGCGCAAAGCAAGTTGATGATGTTCTGGCATCGTTAGGTGTAGCGGTCAAAGAAGTTGCAACAACAGAGCCGGAAGCAGAACGTGCCGTAACACCACGTGCCACCAAGCGCAAGGCTTAGGTCATGGCAATCACAAACGGCTATTGCACTCTTGCCGAGGTAAAGGCTGCATTGCGTTTGACCGATAACGCAGATGACGTATTGCTTGAAAACTCTATTGAAGCAGCATCACGTCGCATAGATGGCTATTGCGGTACTTTCTTTTATCAGAAACAAGCAACGATCCAGTTGTTCACTAGGTTTCTTTATTATTGTGAGATCCCAGATCTTGCTTCAACAACACTAACTTTGCGCACCGACGACAATGGAGATGGTACTTTTGAAACCACATGGTCAGCGTCGGATTATATTTTGGAACCAACAGACACCGCTGTTACCGGAACACCGTATAGACGGATCACTGCAACAGGCTCCAAAACTTTTCCATTATTATTCAACCCAAGCCGACCAGCGATCCAACTCACAGGCACATTTGGTTGGTCGTCGGTACCTGATGATGTTCGTGAAGCGTGCGTTCTTTTGGCTATGCGCGGTTTCGCTCGTTACAACTCTGCTCTTGGCATTGTGGGATTTGCTGACATGGCTATTACGGTTCGTGCGGTTGATCCTGACGTTCGTGATTATCTGATGCCATACCGACAAATGATCGTCGCATAATGCCAGCAACAGTCACGCAAGTAGCAGCCGGTTTGAAAACACGGTTGGCGACAATTTCCGGTTTGAGAGCTTACTCTTATCAGCCGGATCAAACCAGCACACCACCGTTCGCTTATCCTGAATTGTCACAAGTGGATTACCACAGGGCTTTTCAAGGTGGTGACGTAGTGATGCAATGGGAGATCCACGTTGTTGTCGGACGTTATGTTGATCGCACAGCGCACGCTTCACTTGATGACTTCTTGTCTTATAGTGGCGCGAAGTCAATACGCGCATGTCTTGAAGGCGACAGAACGCTTGGTGGAATAGTTCAAGATATGGTGCTAACATCAGGTGCAGACATTACGAGCGTCAGCGAAAATGGATCTGAATTTTTAGAGATTCAAATGAGTTTGACAGTTCACGCTTAGGAGTTAAGAAATGGCATCATACAAAGTATTGACAGAGAATTTGGTTGGCGCAAAGAAGGGTGCGACGATTGACGACACAGCACTTGAAGGTGCTAATATTCAGGCATTGATTGACGGTGGACATATTGAGCCAGCATCAGCCAACAAAAAGCAAGAAGATTTCAACAAGTCGGAAGATAACAAGGACAAATAATTATGGCAAAGATCGTTCTCACAGATGCGGAAATTATCATCAACAGCGTTGAGTTGAGTGATTTGTCCAATAGCGTCACCATCAACTATGAAGTGGACAGTGTTGAAGTAACCGCGTTTGGCGACACAGGACACAACTTCACCGGTGGCTTGCGCAACCTGTCTGTTGAAATTGCTTTGATGCAGGACTATGCAGCAGGCAAAACAGAAGCAACCATTTATCCTTTGGTTGGCACAACGACCACACTTGTTATCAAACCAACTTCGGGTCTTGATTCCGCAAGCAATCCTCGCTACACGATCACTGGCGCGTTCCTTGCTTCCCACACACCTGTCGCTGGTGCGGTTGGAGAGTTGAGCATGACCACATTGACGTTCACCGGCGGAAGTATTGCCAAAACAACTGGACCTTAATTGATCCAATAGAAGGAGACACAAATGAAAATTAGTTTGGGCATCGTATTTAACGATGAAAGAAAACAAGACGTTGATGCGGTATTCGCTGACTTCGTTGCGTTTGAAAGAACATGGAACCGTAGTGTTACCAAGTTTGAAGAAGAACTACGTTTGACAGATCTTGCTTGGCTGGCATGGCACGCCGAAAAACGTTTGAAGCGCACCACGATGCAGTTTGATCCGGATTGGATTAACACAGTTGCGGAAATTGAAATTCGCGACGAGGACGGTAACGAAGTCCCTTTGGACTAGGTTCCGCTCACTATCTATTTGCTTATTTGGCAGTTGAAACAGGAATACCAATTTCAGTTTTAATTAGTGAACCGGAAGACCACATCAATGCAATGTTGATTTATTTGAATAACGGTAGGCGTTCTCCATTTGAGTTGCCGAAAGTTACCAACAGCAATGCCCAAGCGTTATCAGAGCTAGATGAATTGTTGTAGTATCGGAACATGGCTCAAATAGTCGCGGTTCATGGAGTTCAAGCAACGGTGCAGTATTTGCGACGTTTTGAAAAAGAAGCATACAAGGACATCAAAAAGCAATTGATAACGAAGGCAAATCCAACAGTGCGTGCCGTTCGTGCAGAGTTCCCGAAAGATCCTTGGCAGTCGCGTCGTGGTGTTCAATGGACAAAGTATGGTCGCACTGATCGTGGGCGCAAACAACCAAGCGCAGCCGGAGCTTCTTTCCCTAGATATCAACAAAGCAGAGTGCGCAGTGGCGTGAAGGCTGATGATGGCGCGCGTCGTCGTCGTTCTGATGGAACGTACACAATTTTGCGTATCAAGCAGACATATGCTGCCGGTGCTATTTATGATTTGGCGAACAAGACCCGCACCAATGGCGCGGAATCATTTATTAAGAATTTGAATAAAGGCAAGCGCGGAAAGCCGAAGTCACGCGTAATGTGGAGCACCGTTCAGAAACATATTCCTCAATTGACGAAAGATGTTGAAAACATTTTGCGTAGCCTTGAAAGCCGTTTCTCCGCAGAGATCGCAGCCGATACAGCCACGCGTCTTTCACAAGCGCGTCGGGCATCATCGCAGCCAAGAAACGTTTTGGGGCAATTCGGAAAGTTGATGAAGTAAATGGCTGTCGTTGTTCCAGTTATATCCACATTTGATTCGCGTGGAATCACGAAAGCAATTCGTGACTTCAAAAAACTTGACGGTGCCGGACAGCGCAGTGCTTTCGCATTGCTCAATACCGATAAGGCTTTCACGAGCGCAAGCAAAACATTCGCAAAGTTTGGTGGCATCGCAGCAGGCGTAGCAGGAATTGTTGGTGGCAGTTTAGCGAACGCTGCTTATGAGTCGCAGAAAGTAATGCGTCAAACCGAAGCGATCATTAAAGCAACCGGTGGCGCAGCAGGCATGACATCAAAACAAATTGGTGATCTGGCTAATTCTTTGTCTTTGAAAACCGGCATTGATGATGAAGCGATACAAACTGGTTTGAATTTGCTTTTGACGTTCAAGCAGATCCGCAATGAAGTTGGCGCGGGAAATGATATTTTCAACCGAGCAAGCGCGCTAAGTCTTGACTTGGCGAATGTTTTTGGCTCTGTTGATTCGGCTGCTATTCAACTTGGTAAAGCATTATCAAACCCAATCAAAGGTATAACTGCTCTTACACGTTCTGGTATTAACTTCACTGACCAACAGAAGGCACAGATCAAAACTTTGATGGCATCTGGGAAAGTCCTTGAAGCGCAGAAAATAATCTTAGGCGAAATTGAATCACAAGTCGGTGGCACTGCTGCTGCTAGTGCTACTGCTTTTGATCGTATGAAAGTTGCCATTGGTAACGTTCAAGAGGAATTGGGTGGCGTACTCATTCCATACATTGAACGGTTCGCGACATTTGTTGTTGATCGTGTTGTGCCTGTTATGTCCACGTTTGCTGACATCGTTGGCGAAAAGGGTGTCGGCGCAGGCATCACGTATTTGACCGGAAGCATCTTGAATGGTATTTCTAGTTTGGGCACTTTCGGCAAGCTCGTAGTTGGTTTGACTGGTGCGTTCATTGCTGTGCGTGTGGCAACCATTTCATACACGGCTGCTATGGGTGCAATGAAAATTATTACGACGTTATCCAGCGGTGCGGTTTCTCAACTAATTACGCGTTTGGGGCAGGCGAAGATCGCTATGTTGGCAGCCGGTGGCATCACAGCGTTGCTTACATTGGCTGCTGCTATCTATGGTTCCTATGCAAAACAAAAGTCAAAGGCACAACAAGCAACAGTGGACTTTGTTGATGCTTTGGAATTGGAAGGCGACGCACAAGACAGAGCGTTGGCAAACTTGTATCGCGCGAATCCAGCGTTCAAGAGTTCTATTGATGTTCTGACGCAATATGGCGCGTCAATCAACGTATTGAAAGATTACGTCAATAACAACAAAGGTGCGATTACTGATTGGGCTGCTGCTGTTGATTCTGTTGCAGCAGATGTTGAGAACCTTGACCAACAAACGCGTAGCGCAAACCCAAACATTGATACACAGGCTGCTGCTTACGATAACTTGCGCCAAAAGATACCTGCACTAACCAATGCCACCAAAGCACAGATTGATGCTTTTATTGCTTCCATCAAATTGTTCCAATCAATGCGCAAAGAAACACAAGCAACAACTGACGCGTTAGCAATTTTCACTAGCGGTCAAAACAGTGCAGGTGGCGCAACCGGCGGTTTGGGCAGTGCTGTTGATAAAGCGAAAGAAAAAGTACGTGCGTATGTTAGTGCTTTGAAAGGTTTTGGCTCTGATCAAAAGTCATATACGAAAGCCATCAAAGATACGACGAGTGCGAAGCAGAAACTTGAAACCGCCACAAACAAAGTGTCTGTGGCACAAGCTCGTTATGACCAGATCGTGCGTGGCTTTGGTGCCAATTCGGATCAGGCGAAGGCTGCACAAGAAGCATTAGAACAAGCACAACGCGATCAGACGCGCGCTACTTTGGATTCGGAGAAAGCATCGTTCGCTGTGACTGATGCCGAAAAGGAATTGAATGATCTACGCGCTTCCGGCGAGGCAACAGTTCAAGAGATCCGTGAAGCAGAGATTGCTTTGGCAGAAGCAAAGTTGGCACAAACAGAACAGACTATTGCTTTGCGTGATGCAAACAATGAAGTTATCACTGCACAAACAACATTGAACGAATTGATCAATGGCGCAACAACTGAAAGCACTACATACAAAGATGCTTTGAAAGAGTTGAACGATGCCAAAGCAGATGAAGTGGAAGCAGCAAACAATGTTGCCGAGGCAATAGATCGCGAAGCCGAAGCAAAGTTGCGGTTGGCAGAAGCAGAACGTGAATTGTCAGCAGCACGTGTTGGTGTTTCAAAAGGCGAACGCGCCAAGGCTGAAAGCCAAACTGGTGTTGTTGATGTGACCGGCAAGCGCAAAGACTTCCTTGCGACGGTCAATAAACAATTGGGCAAAAAGTTCAAGACCATTCAGGGATACATTGACGCAGGAAAGAACGCAACGTCGCGCGCTGAACGCAAGCAACGTTTCAATGAGTTTGCACAACAAAACGGAATACCGCAAATGGCACGTGGTGGCATCGTGAGCCAACCCACATTCGCGCTCATCGGGGAAAAAGCACCGGAAGCAGTTATTCCTTTGGATCGTCTTGGCGGTGGTGGCGATACATACATTGTGAATATCAATAGCAAGATCGCTGATGAAACGTTGCCGGATCTTATTGTTGCTGAATTACGTAAGTTCAATAGGCGTTCCGGAGCCATCAATATTCAGGTGGCATAAATGAGTGGCTTGAATGACATTGGCACATACAAGGTTGAACTTGACGCAGGTTTTTACCAGAATGTTTTTACCCTTGACGATGATGTTCTAGGTATTCTTGACGACAACTTTTTAGAAGGTTCTACAACTTTCTTTGATGTGACTGAATATGTTGTTGGTGTTTCTATAAAACGTGGGCGCAGTAGCCAAGACGCGCAGTTTGGTGCTGCTACTTGCAGCATCACTATTGATGATTTGCTAGGTCAAGATAAGTTCAGTGTTGCCAATAGTGCCAGTCCGTATTGGAATGTTGATCGTGGGCGTCTAGGTTTTGAACCGCGCAGGCAGGTACGCATTTCACGCAACAATGAGTTTTTGTTCATTGGTTTCATCGTGCATTACAACACAGAGTTTAGCATAGATGGACACAACATGATCAGTATTGAATGCGCCGACGCGTTCCTGAACTTATCAACAACAACTATCAATGGTTTTACGCCACCAGCAGAAACATCAGGTGCGAGGGTGGACAGGATTCTTGGCTTGCCAGAAGTAAGTTTCCCGACTGATCCCGCGCCAATTATTGATGCCGGTGTTGCCAATCTTTCAAACCTTGATGTTGCTACACAAACGCCATTGGCGTATTTCAACATGCTGGTGGCAGAAGCAGAGCAGGGACGTTTCTATATTGATCGCAATGGGGCGTTGAATTGGGAAGCACGCACACCTAACAGCACAGCTGAATCACCGACAATTATCTTCGCTGATAATGATGCCACTAAGATTCCGTATGCGACATTGGAAGTTGTTTATGAGTAGGTACCGACATGGCTGAAATTATTGCCAGAAAAACATCTATCAGACCAGACAGTATTCTCAATGATGTTATCGTTATCGTTGCACCTAATCCTTCGGAGCCGACACCAACAGACCAACAAAGCACAGATACAACGTCACAAGATAACTATGGAGTTCAAAGTATCGTCATTACTGATAGCCCATTATTGACTGACGCTGATGCTTTGGTGCTGGCGGAATATTTGTTGCGCGCGGATCCTAACTATTGGTTCACAGGGCTTTCTATCAATATGCACAGACTGACAGACCCACAGCGCAGCGCAGTGAGCACTCTTGATATTGGCAGCTTCGTATCGGTCATCAAGTCATTCAAATTTGGCACGCCATCTGTGGTGCAAAAAAACTTATACGTTGAAGGAATAAACCACCGGATCACTACGACCACCCATCACATTGACTTGTATTTTTCACCTGTCGGATATTCCCAAGAATGGGGTAGTGTTACGCCAACACTGACTTGGCAAAACGTACCCGCCGGACTATCATGGTCTAATCTCATCTGGACGATCTTGTAAGGTAGCAATATGGCAGGCACAACGACAAACTTTGCGATTCCGTATCCATCTATTACTGATTACGTAACTGATGGTGCCACAGCTATGCGCACTATGGCTGAACAGGTTGATGGTGTTTTGTTCACTGGTTCTTCATCAGGCAATCTGTTGATCAATGGAGCTATGCAGGTCAGCCAGCGTTCTGCTGTTGGCACAGCAGTTACAGGTTTGACAGGTACTGGTTATAACACTGCCGATAGGTTTGAATTATCAATTACAACTATGGGTACATTCACCCAAACAACTATTGCTGAAGCACCTACTGGTTCAGGGTTTCGCAACAGTTTGAAACTTGCCTGCACAACTGCTGATGCTTCACCTGCTGCTGGCGACAACATTATTCTTAGACAGAAAATTGAAGGACAGAATGTGCAGGCAGTGCGTAAAGGCACAGCATCAGCGCAAACCCTTTCATTGTCTTTCTGGGTTTATGCTTTTCAAACAGGTACTTTTATTGTTGAACTGGTTGATACTGATAACAGTAGATCGTGCAGTAAGGCTTACACCATCAGTGCTTCTAATACTTGGGAATATAAAACAGTGTTGTTCCCTGCTGATACAACAGGTGCTTTTACTAATGATGCTAATGAATCGTTGCAGGTGAATTGGTGGTTGGGTGCTGGCACAACTTTTACTTCTGGCACGCTGGCTACAACTTGGGGTGCAACCGTTTCTGCTAATCGTGCTGTTGGGCAAACCAACTTGGCTTCTTCAACTAGCAATACTTTCTTTGTTACTGGTGCGCAACTAACTGTTGGTTCTGTTGCTACACCATTTGAGTTCAAATCTTTTGCTGATGACCTGCGAGAATGCCAACGGTATTACTGGCGTTATTACAGTGGTGCAAGTGGTTCATATTTCACCAGTTATTCTCTCAATGCGTATTCAACTACGAATGTAAACGGTGCTGTACCAATGCCTGTAACAATGCGAAGTACGCCTACATCATTTGATGTTTCAAGTGTTCAGTTTGATGATGGTCCTACCTCATACGCTTTGACCACAATTACCTATGACGGTGTGGCTTATGCAACACCATCATCAGCAACAATAACTATCAACAGAGCAGCAGGGGGTTTGACTACTGCTCGTTCATATGCTGTCAGAGGGGTTGCCCCTTCCTTCTTTGGATTTGGGTGTGAACTATGAGCAAGTATTTTTATGTTGATGTGGTTATGCGTAATGATGATGTGAAGCGTCATATCATTATGCCAACAGGTGATAACTCGTACACAACATTTCCATTGGGGGATTTCCCTGATTCACCTGAAATGATTGCGTATCTTGCTTGGGTTGATGAAGGTAACACAGCAGAAGAATGGCAACCAGAAAGTGAAGGTAACTAATGGCTGGTCTTGGCGCAAGGCTTTTCCCTGCATTCAGTAAATTGACAGCAGCACAGGTGAATGGTTATTTGATGGATCAATCCATTATGCGTTTTGCTTCTGCTGCTGTGCGTGATGCAGCGTTTGGTGGTGCTGGTGAACCAACACTTGCTGAAGGTATGACTTGTTATCTTGATGATACAAACGAGATTCAGTCATACAATGGTTCAGCATGGGTGGGTGTGGCTGCTTCATCAAGTGTTGCCAATGTTTCAAGTGGTTTGGTATTTATCAAGTCAGTAACAGCAACATCACCTGCAACAACAATTGATGTGAACAATGTTTTTTCATCTCAATACAATGCGTATAGGGTCATTGTTGGTGGTGGAACAGCAACAACGATTGTGACGGCATCATTACAATTTCTTGATGCAAGTGGTACGGTAACGCCTGCTGGTAATTATTATGAAGCATTTATTTATTCAACTTTTAGTAGTTCAGGCACATTGACAGCAAATACAAACAATGGAAATAACTTTCTTCGTGCAGCAGCAGCGATAAATGGCAATGATTGTTTGAACGGTGCTTTTGACATTCTGAATCCGTTTTTGCCAAAAATTACTAATTATCAAAACGCATCAAACTCTGCTGGTGGCAATGGTGGTATTTCTATTGGTTATCACAATGTCGCCTCTTCCTATACAGGTTTTCGCCTTACAAGCAGTGTCGTAAGTGGAATTAGTGGAACAGTTGTTTCTGTTTATGGATATCGCATCTAATGAATGAAATTGTTGTTGCTGTTATTGGTATGACAGGTGCGCTGCTGGTAGCAATGATTGAAACTACACGCAGGCAAAACAATCGTGACCACGCCAGCAATTCAGACAAACTAGATAGCGTCATAACCAAAATAGACAACGTGGATAACCGGCTTGGCAACCACATTGACTGGCACGCGCACAAGGAAACAAAATGAAACGTCTAGCCCTAATTACGTTGATCGCGATGAGCTTGTCCAGTTGTGCGGATCGCACGAGAGTGAATTGCGAACGCGTCAAAAATAAAGCACTGAACGTGGTTGATACAACTGTTCAAATGGGTGGTGGTCGCTGTGGCTAAGGCACGATACACAAACGATGAAATAAAAGCGCGACTAATTTTAATTGTCGGCATCACATTGTCAATCACATTTGTAGCCTCTACTGTCTCGTTGCTATACGGATTGCTATTTGTGGTGCAGCCTTTGGAAGTCAGCGAGAACGACAAGTCAGCGTGGGCTTTGTTATCGCCAATGATGCTTTTTCTTAGTGGCGCGCTATCTTCTCTATTGGCAAGCAACGGTTTGAAGAACCCAATGAAAGATAAAAAGGAAACTGAATGAACATCAACCTAACCAAACAACAACAGGAAATGATTGCGTCGTATGCGCGTTCGTTGCTCGCTTCGGCAGTGGCTACATATTCTGCTACGCAAAGCCCAACGGCAACGTTGAATGCTGTATGGGCTGCTGCTATCCCGACAGCGTTACGTTATTTCAATAAGAGTGATCAGGCATTTGGGCGTGGCGCGTAAATATACCGGCAACAGCGATGGCGTTGCGAAGAACAATAAAGCGCGCGAAGGTGTTGAAGAATTGTTCCGTATTTGCAAAAAGAATTACGGCTTCACCAATTTGGGAATGTTCGCCAACCGGCGCATGAACAACGACGCAGCGAAAGCAGATCCGAATAATCCAAAATGGCTATCTGTTCATGCCACCGGACGTGCAGTTGATATGGGCTACAAGGATCGTAAGAAGGCTTTGGAGTGTTGGGAGTTTTTGATTGCCAATACCAAAGAGTTGGGTATTGAGGAGATCCACGATTACGCTTTTGATCCTGATGGTGCTGGCGCGGGCAAGGCTTGGGGTCGCGGTTTCAGATGTAGTCGCGGAGAGAATTTGCGTGGCGTAAAGGTGTTCAGTGCTACCGATAATGCCGGAACGCCCAACGGAAAATGGCTGCACGTGGAACTTTCTCCGGCGATGGCAGATAACGCCAAGGCTTTCCGTGAAGCGTGGATTGCTTGCAAAAACAAGCCGAAGTAGTTACTGTTATCCACAGGCATTCGTGCCACAAATAAAAACAGGGAGAAGGAGAAACTAATGAGCTTGGCAAAAGACTTTGCTGTTGAATCTGTTGCGCGTAGCCGTTCACAGATACAAATGATTATTGACGCGTTATCGGGGAATGATCTTCGTGACTTTATTGAAGCGTTGAATGATAGGAACATTCCGAACGCTGCCATCGCGCGTGTTATGGAACGACGTGGCTTCAACTTAGATGCGAAACGTGTTTCTGAATATCGTCTTGGAAGTAAGAAGTATGGATTGGACGGCAAGCATGTCGCTAAGTAATGAGTTCAGCGAAGAAATAAATGAAGTGTTGATCAAGGCTGAATTGATCAAGGCACGTCGTCAGCGTGATAGCGCACAAAATGAAGTTGTCCGCCTGACAGATCAGTTGGAGATTACCAACCGCGCATTGTTTGTCGTTGAACAGGCAGAAAACGCGAAGTTGTCACCGCCGGTTTGGTTGTCTCCGAAAACACCGAAGAAGTCTGCTGTCACTCTTGTTGTGATGTTGTCTGATACTCATTTTGACGAAGTTGTTTTGCCGGAAGAAGTTGAAGGGTTGAATGCGTATAACCGCGAGATCGCTGTTCTTCGTTTGAACAAGTGGACAGAAAACGTTGTCAAGTTGGCACGCGATTATCTGTCTGGTGTTACTTATGATGGCATTGTGGTGTTGTTGGGTGGCGATATCTTTTCCGGCGACATTCACGAGGAGCTTGCGCAAACGAACGAGGACACAATGTTGGGATCGTTGTTGTATTGGGCGGAACAGTTGAGCGCGTCGCTTGACTTATTGGGTAATGAGTTCAAGAAAGTTCATGTTGCTTCGGTTGTGGGTAATCACGGACGTATGACGCGTAAGCCACGTATGAAGTTGCGCGCCAAAACAAACTTTGATTGGCTGTTGGCGAAAATGATTGAACGCAATTTCAAAGACGATAAACGTTTCACATTCCAAATTCCAGAGGGTGCTGATGTTCTTGTTGAGATCTATGGTCAGGGGCATTTGATGACGCACGGTGATCAAGTTTCTGGCGGTGGCGGTATCGGTGGTATCTATCCACCTATTATGAGAATGCGTGCACGCAAGTCACAGCGTTATTTGGCGACACAAACAAATTTCAAGACGTTGTGGTTGGGGCATTGGCATCAATACATCTCAACTCCGTCAATGATTGTGAACGGATCTTTGAAGGGTGTTGATGAATACGCGTTTATCAATAACTTTTCTTTTGAGCAGCCACAGCAAGCGTTGGCTATTGTTGATCCGCAAAAAGGTATAACGATTCAAGCACCTGTCTTTTGTCAGGATCGCAAAAAAGAAGGTTGGTGAATATGCGCACGTTGTTGTTGGTTGAATGGGCTGATGCGCATGATGGCACAGAAACTTGGACAGCAATAGATGATCTGGTTGATGATGGTGAAGTGATCATCACTTCAATTGGCATTCAACTTGATGAAGACAACGGTGGCAAAAAAGGGCACGTTGCTTTGGCGCAGTCAATTGACGGAGATCATGTGGACAATGTTTTGTATGTGCCGGTTGGCATGATCCGCAAGATGACCGCGTTGCAGTTTGATGGCGTAGCGCAATGAGCTTGCGGTAGCATCGTTGTTCCTAGGTCTGGTTTCGTCGTCTCCTTCTCCGTTTCCAGACCGGCGAAATGGCGCGCGCGGTTTGTTCTGTGTCGCGCCATTGCGCTTTTAGAACCCTGATACTAATAGGGCTATACAAATGGTTTGCCTTATAGGTGGGTATCGGGCAGAATGTTCTTATCGCGGTGTAAGGAACCGCGTTTTAGAGAAGGAGCCGGTCATGGCAGAACAAACATTCAAAATACTATTCAGTGAAAGAGCACTTGATGCGATGGATCCAATATTGCAGGATCTCCGCGCCGGAAAAGATGAAGGTGATGGTTATCTTCAAGAGTTCTTGACGAAGTTGCCGAACAAGCGTCAAGCTATGAAACGCGCAAACGGATACCACACATGGGAATTGGAATTGACTTTGGAAGGCTTGCGTCACTTCGGTGAAGAAATGGCATACCGTTGGCATGAAGCAGCCGAAGCAGTTAGCGAGGGTGACACTGATCGCGTCAATGAACGAAACGCCTGCCGTCGCGCTTTGCTTGCTATCAATGAGATCATGGTTGCCAACGATCAGCCATCATGCCGGTTCTGAAAGGAAGAACGTTCATGGACACAATGACTGATCGCGAACATGATCTTGCGTTGAAACTTTTATCTGTTGATGGATACATTGCCTACCTGCTGGCACGTCAAGATGGCAAGAGCCACGTGTATGCGATGCGCCAAGGCTGGTTGGCGCGATGAAGCCTGAACAGATGATCAAGAACGCCATGATCGCGCACGGCTCTCCGAATTGGGTGGCGTATGTGCCATCATCAGTACGCAAACAAGTACCGGCAGTTGTTATTGATGATCTCCGAAAGAGCTTCGCCGGTATCAGTGCGTCAGTCGCGAACAAGCGAGACACGAAGCATGATCTCATTGACCGGTGGTGTGTTGAAAACGTTTTCGCAATAGTGACGTTGGCAGAATTGGCACAGATAGGTAATTGCTCAAAAGAGTTTGTCCGGCAAAAAACTATTGACCGTTCTGACATCTTTCGTCGTGTATCGCGATCATCGTATGAGATACGCGATCCCAAAGAAGATAGGCAACGTTAGTGGTTTGGGTAGTAGTTCGGCGCAAACCGTTTGGAGATGATCAGCCGGTACAGGTTTGGGTGATGGCACGATACGGATCATTGTGGGAAGCAGAAAGAGCTTGCAAAATGTTCCGCGATGCGCACCCAACAAAGATGGTTGGCGAAGCAACATTCACTGTTGAGTTGCTACAAAAATATTATTGCCAACAAGCCGTTGGTGGATAAGAATAAAACAATACCGGCGTAAGGAACCGGAGAAAAGAGAAGGAAATGACAAAGAAAACATACATTGAATTAGCGAAGCAGTTTGGAATACTGATCGCTGACCAACATGGCGTAACAGAGCCGTCAATCTGGCGCGTCATGGACGTGCTGTGCGAAGCGTTGAAGCAAGACAACAGCGCGTTTGACAAGGAACGTTTCATTGAAGCGATCAAAGCGTCACGCGATAAGACAGCGAAGCGTTATGACGATGCTGCATTGCAGAATCTGACGAACATGATCGTATTGGGGAATGGCTGATGAACATAGTGACATACAAATTTGCTTATTGGATTATCGCTTTGCTGAATCGTCATGGGCATCACGCACCAATGTTTATCTTGAAAGCATTTGACAAAGTTTGGTTGTATGAGCGTGACGTGATTCCATTGTTGAATCAACATTTGATAACGGCAGATCAGTTTGACGTATTAGTAGATCGCCGGATTGCCCTGTGTGGCGCAATTGAACGAAAGATCTGTGGCGCGTTGGAACGGAAGTGGGCTGGCAAATGAAAATAGTACGCCTACCTGATCACCCAACGTTCTTTGAAGTGTTGGAAAGGGAAGATCTATACGCACTGTTGCGGAACCGCGACACACAAGAGGAATTCGTTGTGTCTGAAAGAACGTTCAGATCATTTATACCAGTGACACACCCATGTATTAGAAAGGAACTGTGATGAATAAACAGAAAGCATCAAACATACTGACATTGAAGGGTGACGAACCGGCACTCAAACAGTTCGCGCGTGGCTTGTATGAGCTTTACGATATTGACCGCGATGGCGAAGATTGGTGGACTGCATATCAGTTCAGCGATGGATCATACGCAGACATAAATATCTACGCAAACGATAATGAGCCATTCACAATGCGCACAATAACAATTCGTGCTTACGCAGTAGATGATGACGGAATGATGATTACCGGAGACAACGTACTGCTTCTCACAAAACGGATCGCAAACAAAAACATGGAAGGAATGGAATGCGACTAATACAAAAACCCGAACACGGCACCCTTGAATGGTTGGTTGGCAGACAGAAAGACGAAAACGGCAAAGTGCTGTTGGGTGGTTCTGATGCTCCGGCTCTTATGGGTGCTTCACAATTCAAAACACGTGGCGATCTATACGTGGACAAGATAACAGCACCGGTGGTGGACACATCATTCAACATGGCATTCCATCGCGGAAACGTTGTTGAGCCTGTCCTTGTGGCGGAAGCATCGCGCATACTCGGTATCTCATTGCTTACGCCGGATCTGATGTACCGCGAAGGTAGATGGAACATCAACAGTGATGGCGTGGACAATGCCGAATCGCCAACCGTGAACATTGAATGCAAAACAACGACGCGATATACCGTAACTGATTCTGATGATCTACCTATTGAATGGCGTTGGCAAGGCTACGCACAGATGGCAGTGATGAACGTACCGGTATTCTTTTCGGTGCTTGATGCGCGACAGAATCTATCTGTTGTTGAATTACCGAGAGACAACATGATGATTGACTTGTTGCTTCAAGAGTCCGAAGTGTTTTGTGACGCGGTTGAAAGCAACACTGGCATTATGGAATACCTTGATCAGTTCACTGCTGACCAGATTGCGCGTCTGATTGACTGCAATGAAACATCTGTTGAATTACCTAGTGAAGCAGAAACTTGGCTGACGATGTTGGACGAAGCTCGTTACAACAAGAAAGAAGCAGAAGATGCAGAACGCGAAGCGAAAGACGCGTTGGCGCGTTTGTTGTTGGGAAATGAAATTGGTTTGTTCAGGGGCAAGCAAGTTGTGACGTGGAAAGAGCAGGCAGGGAAAACATCTATTGACCTTGCCGGTTTGCGCGCTGCACACCCAGAGATCGTCGCTCAATATGAGCGCGCAGGTAGTCCGTATCGTGTGATGCGGATTGTAAAAAAGAAGGAGAAATAAAATGAGGTTTGACTTATCTCAATACGCAACCGTTGAAGAAAGGTTGGTCAAGTTTTGGCAGGATCACCCAGACGGTGCGATCATTACCGAAATTGCCCACCGAGAAGGAGACACGATCATTTTCAAAGCGTACATTTACTTTGAACGTGGCGGTGAACTTGTCTCAACTGGTTTTGCCGAAGAAGTAAAAGATGCCTCGCCGGTAAATAAAACTTCCTACGTGGAAAATGCAGAAACGTCTTCAATTGGACGCGGACTCGCAAACGCAAATTATGCGATGAAGAAAAGACCAAGCCGTGAAGAAATGCAGAAAGCAGAACGACGCGCGAATACAACAACGGCAACCACCGTTACGAACATCGTTTCCAAAACAACAACAGATCCGGAAGCACCTATTGTCGCGTTGATTACGCCACAGCAACGTGAAACTATGGGCAAGTTGGCAAAGGAAACCGGACGCAATAAAGGTTTCATGAAATGGGCATCACAAGAGCTTGGGCGCGAGATCGCTAAGGTTGATGACATGACGCGCATTGAAGCGACAACGTTGATTGGTCTGTTGATCCGCATAAAGGCAGACCAACAATGAATGATGTGATTGAAGATGAAGTGTGTTGCACTTGTCCATGTGGCGTGTGGTATTCCGAACTGTGCGATTATTGCGTAACCGAAGATCAGGAAGAATTAGCATGAAAGATCTACCACTGCATTGCATCTGTGGTTATCAAGCAATGATCAACCGGTTGAAAACAGATCTGGAAATAACAGAACGTCGTCTGCAACAAGCAGTCAATAATCTGGAACATTCCATTACTGATAACTATGCACTAAGAAACAAACTTGGTGAAGAAAAGAAAACCAGAACAGCCATTGAGCACGCATTGGCGAACGCACTGAAAAAGATAGAAGGACAATGAGCATGGAACAAGAGATAAAAACAATAGAAATATCTGATAGCCATCTATACAAGGTGACGTTGGTTGTGGCGATACCAAACTACTCAACAACGTTCGCTAACGAATACAACGTGAGCGCGCTAGATATTATCCTTGACATTATTGGCAATGAACCAGAGATGGAAGTGCTTGACGCTAAGGAAATCAAATTGGGATTGGTGGAAATACAATGAGCGAACAACTGGCACTGTTCACAGCAGCGCGCAACACGGATCCGGAAACATCGCAAGTGAATCGTGACGCGTTCATAAAGAAAACAAGTCAGCGTGACATGATCCTCATGACATACAAGCGACATTATGAAAGCAAGTTGCTTTGCTTTTCTGATGGCACAGATGGCGCGCAAGGTTTGACCGACGAAGAAGCCGGTAAGGGAACATCTTGGTTGAACGCCAACATGTATGAGTATCGGATCTGTTATTGGAAACGTTGTTCTGAATTGCGCAAGCTCGGTTTCATTGAACCGACAGGTGAAACACGTTTGAGTTCTGCCGGTCAGCCACAACAGGTTTGTAAGATCACTGTTGAAGGCAGACGCTATGTTTCAACTCAACTATAAAGAGTTTGTCTATGAGGCTTGGCGTGATCGCGCGGTTTGTGTCGGCATAGATAGCAGAGTGTTCTTTCCGGAAATGATCTCGTCAGATAAAGTTTGGATACGCGCGCGTGAATATTGTGACTCGTGTCCGGTGAGAAATGATTGTTTGGAATCCGCATTGCGCTACGAAGATCTTGAAGATAAATGGGGAATGTTCGGTGGGCATACGCCACACGAAAGAGCTTCCATACGGCATGAGCGAAGGAAATTCCGGTGAAGATGGTAGTTCCCCAGACAATTGAGGAATGTTTGGTGGCGTTTGGTTTGAAAGAACAGGACGATGAAGTTGAAGTGATTATGTCTGTCAATTTGATGGCAGATATTTGCACACGCTTGATACGCGTTGAGGATCTAGTTATTTGGGATATAGAAATAGAAGAAGATGATGAATGAAAACAATTTGAAACCGAAAGCAGATTGTGAAGGCAACAAGGATAAATGCACCAACGATTCATGTCCGTTGTATGGAACGTTAGGGAAACTAGCGCGCGATGGCAAACGACGCGTGAAAGGTTGTGCGGATCCGGTTGCGCGTGGGAAACGAAACCGCGCCAAGGGTGATGCCAAAGCTCTTAAAGCGCGCAAGGCTTTGGGCATTGGTGGTGCCAATACGCGCCATGAAGAATTGTGGGGGGGGGCATTCCGCATTGAAGTAAAAGCCGGTGCCCAGATTCAGCCGATAGCAACGCGCTTTGAAAAAGCCGAAGCACAGTCGGAACAACATCGCGCCATTGGCGATAATCGTCCGTTCATCATGGTTGCTATGCCAGATGGCACCAACGATGGCATCGTGCTTGGGCGTTTGTCGCAATTGGGTGAACTGTTAAGGATCCTGCAAGAAGAAGGAAAGTTATGAGTGTGAAATGGATCTCCCGCGTATGGGAAGAATCACCATACGAAGGCAGAAGATTGTTGTTGCATCTGGCGTTGGCTGATTATGCGAATGATGAAGGCACATGCTTCCCATCACAACGGACGTTGGCGTTGAAAGCGCGCACAACTGAACAGTGGGTATCAACATCTATTAGGCAATTGGTCAAAGATGGTTTTCTTGAAGTGATGGAACGCGGAAACGGCAGAGGGAATCGTTCCACATATCGGTTGCTGAAAGGGCAAAGTCAGATTGGGGAAAATGAGAAAGGGCAAACTGAATCATTGGAAAGCCCAAACGTTGAACAGAATCATACCTACTTAAAGAACCGTCAAGAACCGTCAATAAAGCACGATTCTGGTTTTGATGAATTCTGGGCTAAGTATCCACGCAAGGTTGCGAAAGTATCGGCACGAAATGTGTTTGTGATGATGATGAAGAAAGATGATCGTCCGCAATTATCTGATTTATTAGTGGCGGTGGACAGATACGCGCAACTTGGGCTAGAAATAAAATACGTTGCTCACCCCGCAACGTGGTTGCGCCAACAACGTTGGCTAGATGAAATGCCGGAAACGTCACCGAAGCCAACTCAAAAGGATTGGCACTTGGAAAACGCGAAAGAAAAAATTGTGCCACTGGCACGTTTGGGTCGGTCTTGGGAAGACTGTTTGGACGCGTTGCGCGATTATGAAGAACGCGTCATTGAACCTTGTCATGAGGTTTATCTTCATTTTTGTAAAGATCCCCGATGAAAGGATTAGCCGTTGAAAAGAATTCTAATAATCATTTGTTTATCTCTGATGTTGCCGGTGGATTATGCGCAAGCTCATCATTCAAAGCCAGAAACACAAGAGCGTTTTCAATTGCCATATATGAAAGACCGGCACAAGTACCAATTGGCAAACAAGTTTGTGGAACGTTTGGCGTGGTGTGAGACACATGCCGATTGGGACAATGGTGGAAATTGGGCTGGCGGTTTAGGTATTGCGCGTTCAACTTGGGTGGCGTTCGGCGGAAAACAATTTGCCTCAACTCCGGATCGCGCCACGAAAGAGCATCAGATCATCGTTGCGAATCGGATCGCGCTGTGGGGGCATCTTCGCAAAGATGGCAGGTACGTTTATCCGGTTGGCGTTTATGGTTGGGGTGGCGCGCGATGTGCTCACCCTGTCAGATTGGTGAAGCGTCGCATTGATGGCTCATACGGTGCTGACGCGTCGCGAATGATCCATAAGCAGCGTGGCACCTGAATGGCATTTTCAGAGCTTCTAGCGCGTTAGGGCGATCTCTTAGAAGCCTGACTAATACAGGGGCAAATAAATACTTGTCTAATAGCCATGTCCCCGATAGAGTGTTATTACCGGCGTAAGGAACCGGACATAGAGAAGGAAATGAAATGATCCAGACAGGAACCAAAACAGCGAACATGATCCAAATAGGAGATCATGTAGCATTGAAGTTTTGCTCAACTTGGTTGAATGAAAAGAATCAACTGGTTGAGCGCGAATACGATAACCAACCGCGCATTTGTTATGCGAAGGAAAAGGCTTTTGTTCAAGAATCATCGCAAGTGATCGCGAAAGATTTTGTGACAAAGGAAAACGGCAAAAAAGTTGCCGTATTGACTTGTGCCGATGGCAACACATACCGGTTTCACGCTGACCAATCACGAATCATCGTGATCAAATAACTAAGGGGAACATCATGGAAACATTAAAGCGATCAATTGAATTACTTGTGGCTCACGAGGCATCAGGACATGAATACACAAGCGTTTATCAGATCAACAAAGAGATTTTGGGCGAATTGTTTGCAGGCGAAGGCAAGGTAGATACAGAAACGCGTATGGCATATGTGTTCACGGAAACGTTGAGCCGGTGGGCTGATGCGCGCCAAAGCCTTGTCCGCGCCAACGAAGATGAGATCCGAAACGCGCAACGAATGATTGATGGCGTGAAAGATAACAGCAGTTATTCATGGCACATGGATTCGCGACGCGTGAACGAATATGTTGCCGAATGCGCAAAGCATGAAGACACGCTGAATACCTTGCGATACATCATTGACATTGAACGCGAAACATTGGTTGCCGTATTCCGTATGGCAACGAAAGCAACGTTCGCTGAAAAGGTTGGCAAATGATCATGTTGCCAATAACACGCATTCATGTAGCGGATCAGCAGAAGTGGAATCGCGCCAAGCGAACCACGCGAGGAATTATGAGCTTCGCGTCATGGCTGACCGCGATTGCCTTTGCCGGTGGGCTTGAAGGCACTGAACCGGTGCCGTCTTTTACCGGCGCGATCATCTTCATAATCATTTCAATAGTGTTGGTGCCATCATCAACACGCAAGATCTCATTACCAAAAGCAGAAGGAGCAACACAATGAGTACCGAAACAAGCAATTGGCTGAATCAGAACGTTCTGATCGGCATGACCGAAAAACGCGGAAACGCGTGGCACTATAAAGCATCAGACCAAGGTGCCGAACCAAACCATTACACCGGCGAGATCCCTATTGAAGATGTGCGCCGACGTTTATTCCATTGGGAAGCAGTTGAGATGCCAATGTACGTCAATACGCCAAATGGCGAATACGTTGAAGTGCCCAACCGGAAAGCCATCGTGCGCAACGATACGTGGGAAACATTAGGCGTGCCATCAAACCGCTATGAGCCACACCAATACGATGAATGGCTATTGAAGTCCGTCGCGAACTTTCTTGACGATGATCTCGTTATTGGTTCAGCCGGATTGCTCAAAGGTGGCGCGATTGCGTGGACACAAATAGAGATGCCAGACAACATGAATGTTGGCGACGTTGAGTTCCGTCCGAACCTGTTGGCGACAACATCGTTCAACGGATCCATCGCAACCACCTACAAACGTACTGTGACCGTCGTGGTATGCGACAACACACGCGAGATGGCATTGCGCGAGAACGGACAAACATTCTCGGTACGCCATACAGCGAATTCATCACTCCGGCTGGCTGATGCGCGTCAAGCTCTGAACATAGTTCACCAGTTAGGCGATCAGTTCTCTAAGGAGATTGAACAATTGCTTTCAATGAAAGTTTCCGATAGCCAGTTTGAAACGTTCGTGAAACGATATGTGCCAGTGAATGATGATCAAAGCAAGCAAGCGGTCACACGTGCCGAGAACACGCGGTTGGAGTTCACCAACCTTTGGCAGAATGATGTTCGCGTGGCACCTTGGCGCGGAACCGGCTTCGGCGTTACGCAAGCGGTCAATACCCATCGTCAGCACATGCGCCCAACGCGCGGTGACACAATGATCGTTGAGCGGACAATGATGGACGCGCTGACCGGCAAGACAGAAATGGCTGATGCGAAAGCGGTGAGTCTTCTTCACGCTCTTGTCTAATCCGCTAACATAAAGACGTGGTGCGCGCTTTGGTTTCCCCTGCCAGAGCGCGCACTGCTATGTTTATGCCCCTATGATGAGCTTGAACGAGATGGAAGTTGCGGTATTCTTTTTGAAGCGCGTTGTGGCGCGGGGCACAGAAGAAGATCTATTATTGAACCTAATTGACAAGATTGAGAAGGAGATCGCGTCATGCAAGAAGAAAACGAAGTAGCGATAGATCTGCTCAACGAACGCGTTGATTCTTTATCAGTCGCGAATGAATCGTTGCGCGAAAGGCTTGACGAATTCAAGACACAAAATGTTTTCCTGAAAGAAATTATTGAAAACTTACAGGAACAAAACAAAAAGTTAGGAGCCACTATTGACCGGCTTCAACTACACTTAGCACAAGGTATTGAACTTTGAGAAGGAAACAACAATGAACAACATCACTATTGTGGGGCGCGTCGGACGTGATCCAGAACTGAAATTTTCCGGCAACGGAATGGCTATCGCAAACTTTTCTGTTGCCACAGATTACGGACGTGACGATAAAAAGAAAACCACGTGGCACAACGTTGTTGTGTTTGACAAGCTCGCTGAAAACGTTGCGGAATCACTGCATAAAGGTGCGCGTGTAATCATCGCGGGACGTTTAGAGATCTCTGAATACGACGGTAAAGATGGCGAAAAGAAAAAGAAGACTGAATTGATCGCTGACGCGGTTGGTTTGGAATTGCGCTTTGAGCCGGTCAAGTCAGTATTTGTAGCGGAAGATCCAGAAGAAGCCTTTTAACATCATGGACGTGGAAGAAATGAAGCGCGTCATGGAACGTGCGCGACAAGGCACGATAGAAGAACGTTTGACTGTTCACGCGCTCACCTGCAATGAAGGTGATCTGTTGCGCGAAGCCGTTGTTATGCTTTTGAACTTGCGTGTCCAATTGAAGATGGCGGAACAAGAGATTGGGCGACTGGAACGCGAACAGTATCGTGGGCAATAAACTTTTCTATTCGTTATTCGTTTTGTTGTATGGCATCTTCGTCGCCATCTTGTTAGCGGAACTCATTAAAGGTTGAAATTGCTCACACAAAACAGTGAGTTGAAGCCACATGGGATATTCAACTGGACAATTCCGGCTTGGCATACTCGCCTATCTGATGGCACATTCTTCAAGACATGCCCGAACGCCGGTGCTTGTGCGCGTGTGTGTTATGCCAGAAACGGAACATACCTATTCCGCAACGTGGCGCAAGCTCATTTGCGTAACCTTGAAGCGGTATTGAATGATCCGCAAGGCTGGAAGAACGCGATGATCTCGGAGTTGAGCCACAAACGTTTCCGCGCCACCGGAGATCCGAAGAACATTCCCATTGACACAGATCAATTAGACAATTGGGCAAGAGCATGGATACGAAACGGTGGGAAAGCGGTACGCATACATGACGCAGGAGACTTTTTCGCGCGTTGGTATTTGGATCTATGGATAGAAATAGCGAACGATGTTCCGGACGTGTTGTTCTATGCCTACACGAAAGAAGTGCAGATGTTCCGCGATGTTGAGCAATTCCCTAATAACTTTCGGTTTCTGTTTTCAACCGGTGGCTTACAAGATGACCTGATTGGCGACGAACGCCACGCCGACGTATTCCCCAACGATGATGCCATGAACGAAGCCGGATATAGCAGTCAAGAAGCAAATGATCTACTGGCAGTGCTGTTGCCGACGAACCGTGTCGGGATCGTGGCTAATAATATTCCCGCATTCAATAAGAAAATGGCAGGACGTAGGTTCTCTGAACTATGATGTGATCCAACAGAAGGAGCGCAGATGATTCATGATGAACTCACCCAACTAACCGTCGCAATTGATTCGGTAAAGAATCACCCTCGGAACATTCGTCAAGGTGACGTTGGCGCAATTAGCCAGTCACTCAAAGAGAACGGTCAATACCGACCAATAGTTGTCCAAAAAAGCACCGGTTATGTTCTTGCTGGAAACCACACGTTGAAAGCAGCCAAAGCTCTTGGCTGGAAAACAATTGCTGCAACAATGGTTGATTGTGACGATGATCGCGCGTTGCGTATCTTGCTTGCCGACAACAAGACAAATGATCTCGCGTCATACGATGAGAACGCACTATCCGAACTGTTGAAGGAACTGGCATCAACAGAACAAGGTTTGTCCGGCACGTTATACACTGGCGATGATCTTGACGACATGCTATTCAAAGCAGACTTCACACACGGCAACGCTTCCGTAGGTGTTGGTGTGCATGATGTGTCTGATGAATATTACGACAAAGCAATCAGAAGCCTGATCCTTGTGTATAAAGAAGAAACACACCACGATCTTGTAAAACGTCTTGATGAGATTGGTGAAAAACTCAAATTGGATAACCATTCAGACGTGGTCCGGCACTTGATTGAAAAATGGAAATAGTTGAACGCCAACTAATTGAATGGCAACCTGAAAAGGATCGCGCAAAACGCTTTGCTGATCTCTTGAATGGTCATGGCAATGACTTTGCTATACGCGATGCGGAAACCGGTGTTATCAGCGTCGTTCAAAAACAAATTGACTTGGCGAATGTGATTGACCTGCCAAAGTTGTTGCGCCATCTCCGGCTCAAAGGTTTCTATACGCAAGCCAAAGAAGGCTCAATGCAGAGAGCATCGGGAATAAAAGCGAAGGAACAATGGTTTGGATACATACCGCCAGACACTTTGAAGCGTCGGTATGCCATCAACCGGTCAGGGCTATATAAAAAGAACGCCGAACTAGGTTTCACCCTTGAAGGACTAACTCCGGTGATGTGGGACGCGTTGCGCGAGATCGCGCCGGAACAGACACAAGCTCATGAAGAATTGGTTGCGGAGAACATTCACCGTGACTGGTGGCTAGGTGATTGCCCATTCACTTCGGGCATTATCAACCATACAAACGTTCTGCCATACCACAAGGACAGTGGCAATCTCCAAGGCAGTTGGTCAATGATGTTGGCATTGCGCAAAGGTGATGAAGGTGGCGCGCTACACATTCCTGAATACAACGAAACACTTGCTATCCCTGATTGCTCGGTTACTTTCTTCAACGGACAGAAATACTGGCACGGTGTTACACCAATATCGTTGCGTGATCGTGACGCGTATCGTTTCACAATGGTTTGGTATGTCAAAGACCGCATCAAATACTGTTTGTCACGTGAAGAAGAACTACATCGTGCAGCATCAACCGCCACAAAAGGCAACAAAAGCGTAACCGCGAAACGAAAAAGCGTTGCGGAAGCAAAAAGGAATCAAGATGGAACAGGGAAGCCTGTGGAATGATTATGTTTCATTTCATACAGAACAAATAAAGTCTTGGGACATTGATCCGGTATATCCAGTTCTCAAATACATAAACAAAGACGTTGATAAAGAATCTGCCATTTGGCTGACATTTCTACACGTCGCGTACTATCACATTGGATCCGCGTTGGCGGTGTGGCACGAATATCCGTATCCTGCCATTCCAAGCGATGACATGTTGAAACTTCCTTGCGGAACAGAACGACGCGCGCACCGCGATCCCGCCAAATTGAAGAAACATCTAACAGATCTCATAACGCGCGAACCATTATCTGAATTCGTCAATAGAGCCATCACAAACGATCCGCGCCGGTCTTGGGCACGTATGGAACTGATGCTTCAAACGATCTGGGGCAACGGACGTTGGGCAACGTTCAAGACTTCCGAAATGTTGATGAAGGTAAATGATCTTGCGCTTGAAGCAACAGATATGGGACACAAGAACGGATCCGGCTCAAAGCACGGTTTGAAGCTCTTGTACCCTAATGCGCCAATGGGTAACTCAAAGCGCGACATTGCCATTCTTGACAAGATCTCTGATGAATTGGTTGAACGGCTAATAGATGCTGGCGCACCGGCAACTTTGGAAACGGCAGAAACATCTTTGTGTGACTTCCATTCAATGCTTGAAGGCAGGTATTACGTCGGATACGACATTGACGCCATGTTGAAACAATTGCGTGGTGTACCATCACCACTAACAGAAAAAGCATTTGAAGCAAGGTGCGCCACCATACCGGTGCAGTATCTTGGAGAGATCAACGGTTGGGAGACGACAGACGATGAACGAAAACGCGCATACAAACAACGACGCGCAGTCCTTTACCGTTAGGACAGCCACAATTACAGATCGCGCCACTATTGAACTGATCGTTAGGCAATGCGGGAAACATGTTCGTGATTACTTCGGCATACGCAACTTGATTGACTTTTACCGCAAAGGCGAAGTGTTCATCGTTGAAGATCCTTCACCAATAGCATTTGCTGTCGCCAAACCGTTGATACGTGAACAAGTAATCTCGCTATATGAGATAGGCGTTGTTCCACATAAACGCGGTCAGGGCATCGCAACCAAGCTCATGTATCACATTGATACCTTGCACCCAGATCGCACTTGGCGGTTGGTTGTGAATGATGACAACGCACCGGCACGTATCGCATACGAACGCTTAGGGCTGAAAGCATACGCATACGACAAAACCAAAGGTGGCAGACCAATAGTCCGCATGGAAGGAAAACTACGTTGAGGCAAATGATTATCGTCGGATCCGGCGTGGCTGGCTCATGCGCGCAAAGGATCGCGTCATACTATGGCTGGCAAACAACAGTGATAGATGATCTCCCGACAACGGCTGCTTCACGTGCAGCATTGGCAACGATCCGCCCACAATGGCTTGGAGAGAACGGCAGGGAATGGGCGAAAGCATCGTGGCGTTGGTATGAACGTTGGGGTGTGAACATCACCCAACATGGCTTGGTATCATCATGGAAGAAACCAGAACCAACACTTCAAAAGGATTGGTGGCTGGTTGAGCCAATCGGCGTACTCGTGATGCCAGATGTTATGGAACGCGTCATAGATGTGACCGGCACAACCGTCACGACAACCGAACAAACGTTCGTAGGCGACGCGGTACTTGTGGCTGTGGGGGCACATGATCCCAAGCTCTATGGCGACTTCAAACCAATGACCGGCTGCACGCTCTACAACAATCAAATAGAAATGTCCGGCGCGCCATTGCGTGTGCATCATCTAAGACCATTCCACGCGCTCACAGTGGCTCAACAAGGAGATACCGTCGTGTTGGGATCATCTATCCACCGCGAGATGGCAAAAGCCGAAGAAGAAGTGTGGCGTATGCTCACCGTCGCGGAAGACATTGGCATTGTGCCCAAGTCACACCAATGGATCATGCGCGGAAACACCAGAGCCACATCACCCAAAGCAACATTGCCCGAAGCAGGCAACCCTTCAACCGTGATTGGATCGTTGGGACGTTCCGGCTATGGCATCACACCACATGTCATTGAGCAATGGATCGTGAGCCTGACATGATCGTTGTGTATCTCATTGGCGTGGCTGGCGTTGGTAAATCAACAACTGTAAAGGAATTGACTAACGAATGGTCATTGCGTATGGAAGCACCCAAACCATTCGCGCACCGACACTACGATACGCCACATGGCAGAGGAATCGTACTTGGCAAAGATGTTGAACCATTCGGCGGAACAGACACGCTCTCATGGACAGCCATCAACCACGTCGGTGACTTCTTCAACGCTTGCGCACAGCGCAACGTACAACTAATCATCGGTGAAGGAGATCGCTTCGCTAATGGTAGGTTCTTTGACGAAGCATCAGCACACGGAACGTTGTTGTTGTTCAGTCTTGAAGCACCTGACGATGTGACCGAGGATCGCAGACAGGTACGTGCCACTACCTTCAACACTCCATTGCAGAACGCTACTTGGATTGCAGGCAGAAAAACAAAAACAACTACCCTTGCCGAGAGGTATAGAGCATTCCCCATAGATGCGACACAACCAACATCATCTGTTATTCAAACAATCAATAAAAGAATCAACCAATGCCTATTCAAAGACCATGCTTGAACTGCAAGCAACTGACAACCAGAACAACCAGATGCGAGACATGCCAACGCCTATGGAACACCGCACACCCGAAACCAATTCGCAAGCACTACCAAGGCACATACCGCAAACGCGCCAAGCTCATACGCGACAACGCCACCCACTGCTGGCTATGCGGGAAAGCAGCCATTCACAACGATCCTTGGACAGCAGATCATGTGATAGCAGGAGATCCGGATTCACCCTTGGCACCGGCACACAGATCATGCAACAGCAGACGCGGAAACACACCTGTATGAACATCACACCCCGACAACACGCATGCCCCCCGCCATACACATTTTTTCGTGGCACCCCGATTGACGCAC